TGGATTCGACATCCTAATAATCATTGCCCGAGGCATTTATGGTAAATTGTTCAAAATGTCAAAAAATAGTTCGTAAAACAAAAGACGGTCAGAAGGTTGATTGTTTTAAATGCATCAACGGGGCAGCCAATACCTTTCGTACTAACGTTACACCAGATATTTGTAGTTCATGTATCTTGGTTCAAAACTGGGATTGTCATTGCATAATAAATCCACCCACTCATGTTATCTTTAATCAACCTATTATAAATGAAGAGAGACAGATTTGTTATACCAATGGTGAACCGCCTTGTCCATATGGATATGAAATCACAGATGATCCCCTTAAATTTTCACCCCTCTGGCCTGAATGTGTATATTTAGAATTTGCCAATGAATTGAATGATGATGGTACGGTAAAAATTAAGGCTAGATGTGCTATAACTTCAAAATTAACTTCGGCTCAAACATGTCGAGAATGTGAAGGTGATCTTAATGCCATATCACCAAAAGAGTACCCTTCTATTTCAGCAGAAATTTCGACTTACATAGCAGCCGTGAAGGGGTGGATACAAGAAGGTAGACCTACTCGTTCCGATGAAGAAGTTGCAGAGATACATCAAAAATACTGTTCGCAATGCGATTGGTTTGATGCGGAGCAACAAAGATGTAAGGATTGCGGTTGTAAAGCTAAAGCTGAAGGATCAGCATTATTAAATAAAATTAGAATGAAAACTCAACATTGTCCCAAACAACTGTGGTGATTTATGGACTTCTCTTGGTTGTCCGATATTTTTAATGGTTTATTAAAATTTATACCCAGACCTGTAATTGTTCGTGCCACGCATGGTGGTGTAAAATGGAAATTAGGAAAATATGTAAAAGAAATGAAACCTGGATGGCATTGGGTTTGGCCTTTAATCACAGATTATGAAGTAATAGTTTCAGCGAGACAAACAAATCATCAACCTGGGCAGGCTCTAACTACGAAAGATGGAAAACAAATTGTAGTAAGTGTTTTAGTAGTTTTTTCTATAAGTGACATAATTAAAGCCATAGGCGAACAAAATTGGGATGTGGGTACTACAGTAAATGACATTACACAAGCTGCGGTTGTTGACGTGATTACAAAATGGAATCTTAGTGATCTGTTAGATAATGTATCTGAAAAGGTAAAAGACAATTTAACAGACGAGGTTCGTAAGCAATTACGTATGTTTGGAGTCTATGTGCATAAAGTTGCCTTAACCGAACTTTCCATTTGTCGTGTATTTAAATTGATTGGGCAGACCAGTGTGGCTCCCACATTAAATGTAGAAGGTATATAGTAAAGGGGCAAGAAATGAAAAAATTAACATTTAAATTTAATAATAATGATGTGTTCGACCAATTTATAAACTACATGAGTCTTCTTCTATTCTACCAGGAAACACTCTATGATGCTGATGGTGTGCCATATGCTAATCCACAAAGTAAATTAGATTTTGTTAAAGAAAAAATCTTGGTATGCTCATGGACGAAGGTACAAGAATACTTAGTTTCTACGGGTCAACAAGAAGTTGTTGCAGAGGTAGAGACTGAGGTAACTGGTTATAGAAATACTTGTGAAGTCGAAATAGTCTAATAAACTACGGTAGGCATTTGTAGAAGTGCTTTATATAACTTCGCCTCTGCAAGTGCATCAGCCAAGGCATCATGCGCATTAGGGTGTGGTATCTTTAATTGCTGGCACATGGATTTTAATCCTACCGAAGAAAAAATAGCTTTCTCCGCTTGAAAATATGCGCGGTCATTAAGAGCTATACCTAAAAGCATAGAGTCTCTTGGATGTGGGTGAAAGAATTGATTGAAAGCTTCATACCCTAACCAAGCCTTAAGAAAACCTGCCTCAAAGGCCCAATTATGTGCTAATGGAATTAAAGATTTTCTATAAGGTAACTCTAAATTTTGAAACCATTCATCAAACATATCAGCAGCTTTTTCTTGGCTGAGTGCGTTGTCCTTTAGCTGATAAATATCTATACCATGAACCTGAGTGGCTTGCTTCTCGGCTCTTTCAGGATAATTGGGTGCAACCTGCATATAAAATGGATGCACTCCTTCTACAGGTTCTAAATCACTATTCAATGGTTGTACAGCCACTTGAATAATTTCATGGTATCCTGGCATACGTCCCGTTGTTTCCACATCTACAGCGGCCATCAAATTAAAATTTAGACTAATAATACCTTTATATTCTTTAACCATTTCTATATCCTCTTTAACAAACCATATTTACAAGCATGACGCCATAGATTTATATTCGCTTCGCCTGGATCAAAACCACAAGTTCTAGACCATTCATAAAAAGCATCTAATAATTTTCTTTTGGGGTAATCTTTTCCCACAATAATAGGGTTCTCTAATTCATATAGGAACATTAAAAAAGATGCAAACCCTCCAGCTATTAAGGCCCTAGCATCTTGTGTGTTTGAATTAGGTTCAGACATATTAAACCTTCTTTGCTTTATCTACATAGGCTTGTATTTCAGGGTGTCTTGCTAAAAATTCGTCTATAATAAATGGTTTACAAAAATCTCCAAATTCTAAATCAAAACCTGTCAGGTCAGGTGGTGGCCGGTCATCCCCTTCTTTATAACTTGTAATATAATGTCGAAGCATTAACAAATTACAAATAGCATGATCTAGATGGTGTTCTTCACTTTCTTCATCAAACTCTTCACCCATATACCACCATTTAAATATGTGTCGAAGTAAGCAATCCATAACTATCGACCATTGCATACCTTTAGCCCAATTCCATTCTGCATATTTAAGTTTGCCATACATAAAGACGCGGGCGGTCCCTGCCAATAGATGTAGTGGGATTAAAGATAGAGAAATCTTCCCCTTATTAGCGCGGGCTCCTGAGCCACGGGCTGTACTATTAATATCACCGGCTGCATACATACTATCAGACATTTTAGTTCCTCATATCAAGTTATAAATCTCATTCAATTCTTTATATTCATCTAAGGACTGTATTTCAACAGAATCCCCACCATGTTTTCTAGCAAAAGCTTTTAAGCTTTTTGGTAGATCACCTGTCCATATTATTTCAGCAAGAGGGATGTGATTCTTGTATATTATTAAAACGCATTCCATACTAAGTCTCTAATATTAAATGGCCTTTTCTAGTTATATATTTAGGTCTATTGATAACTTCTGCGGGTTGTGTAAGAGAAAGATTACCAATATATTTCTTACCACCAGTGAGTTTACCAAGAGGTAGATGCGGTGGAAGATGATTGAGAATAGTTGTTCTATTCCAATATGAACTTTCCGTAGCTGATAATGAAGACATAAATTGAGTATAAAATTCATCGAAAGGTACTGCTAATCCATCAATGACAAAGCAATGTTCTTCAATGAAATTCTCTAAGGAATTTTTATTTGCATCAATTAATTGTTCTTTACTTGAAGTATTAACAACAGGTAAACGCAATCGGTGTTCAATATCAGGTAGGGCTATATTCATCAATGTATACATAAAATAAGGGGCTTCATCCCTTAATTTTTGATGCATTATTGGTGTAGGTATTTCTTCCACTAATTGATCTACATAAATCATTGTAACACGGGTATCACCATCAAATACTGGACAACTACTTTTCTTATTGGAGCATTGTATCCAGTGTGTGGTATTTGGTTGAATCACCACCTGTTTGTATTTAGCGTGGATAGCCATTGTGTCCGACGTAACTAAATCTTTTATTTTATCATTGACGGCTTCTGAATTCTTGGAGATATTTTTCTCTTCAACTACACATAAGACTGCACCAGCTAACTCTCCATTAAAATCACTTTGATTTGTTAAGGCTGAATCCGCTCTCATGGTACCGCCATCCATTAACAAACCAATTGCTTGATGCAAAATACTTTTACCAGTATTTTGATTCCCCCATAAAAACAAATAAGGTAGGTGGTCAAATGGTTCACGGATCATTAAAGCAATCCAATTCAATAAATAATCCTTACCAGTTGTAATACCATTACGCTGTGCCCATGACATATCTTTTAGATTTGCTGTTAGATCGGCTCCAATATGCTCTAATACTTTATCCCAGTGTGGATGTGGAGAATCTCCAGGTTCATATGGTTCTGGCTTGTATTTTAAGGTGGGGGCCTTTAAGTTCCACTGTCTGTCTCCAGGGAACTCTTCTTGGAATGGAACGTGTGTAATAGTCCAAGCTTTTGCCAATGCATCACCTAAAATAACTTCAGTATTATCTTCGTATCCTGCGGCCTTTAGACGAGAACGGGCATCATCTTTTGATGTAAAAACCCAACAACCCTTTTCATGCCAACAAGCCCATCCTGATGTATTATTATCTTTAGAAATTAAACATCTAACATACTTATCAACCTCTTCAAAATCAGCATTTATTTCTTGATGCGCTCTTGTATCAATATTATAAATCTTGAAAAATTTTCCCTTTTTCTGTAGCCAACCCTCTGGTTCACTTTTATCTTCAGTATGTTTCACAATCTCAACAAGCAACTTGTCTTTTTTATAAGGCTGGAGTCGAACTTGTCGGTTTTCTAATTCGTCAGGTATTTCAATGCTGTGACCCATTGATCGGAGTGCAGCGATTGCAGTAGGCCCATCAGGAAAGGTGTAGCCGCCGCCTTTGATGTCATCTTCTAGACCATCAAAAGCTGCGGCTGCTCCATTTAATGAGAGGGATTTATTATAGAAACAATAGGTCCAACCACCCTTGTCAACTTTCCAAGTTTCATGTTCGTTTGTTCCTTTACCAAATCGGCAAGCACGGAAGGCCCCACCTTTCATTGGAAACAGGAAGACATTTGGCTTTCCAGGGTCTTTTCCTTCGGCCAATGTTTCAAAGGCTCCTAATATAGGATCATCCGTGGCTGCCCTATCATCAAACAACATCTTTAAGCATCTAGTGTGTGTTTGTAATAAATGATGGTCAGCTAACCACACTGTAGTAAATTGAGAGTAATGTTGTAATTCTGCAATAATCTTCTTGTGTGTATCATCTAATGGAATATTTCTTTGTGCGGCTGCTTTTTCCGATATAGCTTCTTGGTCAGTATCATTTACACCTTCTATACGGACCTTAGTTCTACGGCGAGCAGCTACATCAATATAAGCTTGCCAATTTGGTGGTGGCATTAGAAAAGCACGCCCACCATTTTCATCTACATTATCTTTAAGTAAGACAAAACCCTGATTCTCAGGAGTTGTCTTTCTAGCCCAGACCCACATATTACCACCACCAACATCCATGTTAGCTTGGAAATCAAAACCTACTCTTCGTGAAATTTCTTTTAGACAAGCTAAAGCTAAAGCTGCATGTTCAGTATGATTATTTGTTGTAGGAAGATTTTGTAGATCAAATTCAAAATAAACATGCAAACCATTACCACTTGTACTTTTTAATACTAATGCTTCAGGGACTTCGAGAAGTTTATTTAAGACTACAGTTAGTTGTGTATCATCAACACCAACACCCTTAGCATGTCCAGTAATAGCATCATAATCAAATCCACAACGTATGGATTTCTTATTTCTCCAATCCCAACCAGTTAAGCCTATACACTCAACATGCTTATCTAATGGGTATTTTAAATTATGGTCGTTATCTAATGGTTCAGTGTTTGCATTTTTAGGTAAGCGGAAATTGTACCAATCATATAAGTAATTATTTCCAGCATAAACGCCATTCTTACCTACTACCGGTTCCCCATCCCCTTTGGAAACCAATACTTGGACTTCCATATCTGGGTTATACCAACTAGCTACTCGGGGGTTATTATGGGGTGTTAATTTAAAAAATGCTACTAATTGTTCTGTCGCCTTCATAAAATCTCCTCTTCTGTCTATCTATAATAAAGGTTAAATCAAGCCAAAAATCAAATAGATTCTTTTGAAATTAACAATTGAAACTAACAATTGAAATTAACATTTTATTTTGCTTGTGTCAATTTAGCAAAAAGCATACTAACCCCCCGAATTTAAATGTTCATTTCAATTAATCCAACCTCTTGTCACATATATTCTTATGATTACGAAAATTTTAACTTACGTCGAATTGAAATTAACATTACGTCCATTTTGATTCGGGCAACCACCGTCTTAATACAAATTTTCTATGTGAAATTTTTCCTTTGTATCTACTTTATTTTGCTTTTACGTAATGTTAATTTCAATTCGACGTAAGTAATTTTTTTGAATGTTGCATGTTGTTATCTTGTAAAAATTTACATCAATTGAAATGAACATTTAAATTCGGGGGGTTAGTATGCTTTTTGCTAAATCTCCCTCTTTTGGAAAAATGTTCATTTCAATTGTTCATTTCAATTGTTCATTTCAATTGTTAATTTCAAAAGATTTTATTTGATTTTTAAGCCAATTTAACCTTTATTATAGATAGAAGGTGAGCTATGCACGGACTGCCTAGAATTTTAGAAGATGGCACAATTGTTTATCCACACAAGGGAAAGACACCCCCACCTTGTTTAGAGGGTTACAAGCGTAAATGTGAATATGGTCCAGACGCTTGGGTTCTAATTCCCTTATGGAGACAATGTATTTTTAGAATTCAAGTATTACAGAAGAGAGAAGATTGTCAATGTCAAGTTTTTGTAAGTCAATGTAATCACCACTCTCAACCTAACTTAATCCTTTCTGTAAAAATTTGTGAAGATTGTAAGCTATGCCAGATCAAATAGCAAATATTCCAGTGGATTTGTTGGTACCTCCTTTTGTATTATTACGTTTAGTAGACAGAGAATCTTTGGATTACATTGAAATGCGAGATTCTATTTCTTCTCATGGATTTTTTGATTCAATTTGTGTCAGAGTTTCTCAACGTCACCCAGGAAAATATGAGATAATAGATGGCCTATACAGATTTTGTTGTGCTTTAGATTGTGGTTTGAAAGAAGTACCATGTATAATAAAGACTGCCACAGATGCAGAAGTTAAAAACTGGCAACTACAGGCAAATATTATACGACGTGAAACAGCTACTTCAGAATATGCCGCCCGACTTAAAATGCTTTTTTGTGAAAATCCTGAGCTAACTATGGCGGATTTAGCTGTTGAATTACATTGTCGCCCGGCAAAATTGCAAGATATACTAAGATTAAATAGATTAATCCCCGAAGCTAAAAAATATTTAGATCAAGGAACTCTAGCAATTACTACTGCTTATGCATTAGCAAAAGTACCTAAAAGATTACAAGAAGACTTATTAGCTCAAGCATTATCATTAAATGCAAGAGAATTTGTACAAGTTTGTAATGGTTATATTAAAGCATATAAAGAGGCGGCTAATCAAGGTAAATACAAGCGTTATTTAGTTAATGATGGGATTGTATCACCATATTTAAGGTCCTTTCGTCAAATAAAAACTGAATATGAAAACTTGATGGCCGGTAAAATAATCTTAGAAGAGTTACAAGTTAATACATTATTAGATATTTGGAAAGCAGCTTTGGCATGGGTTTTGCACTTAGATCACCTATCTGTGCAGGCTGCAAAAGAAAAAGCTGAAAAATATGCTGAACTAGAACAACGTAAAGTAAATAGACGTAGATTAAATAAAGTGGATGATTCCTCTAATAGAGCTAAAGCGAAGAAGTTAGGGCTTAAACCTGAAGATACTGATATGATTGATACTGTTTTATAAGTTTTTCATTTAAGGAGTTAGTTTTATGAGTAAAGATTTAGTTACTGTTTCTTTGAATCAAGTCCCTGCCGTTGGTGTTAGCGTTGCTAGTGAACTAGTTACGGAGCTAACAAAGAGTGGTGAATTCCTCGACCGAATTCAATTATATACTAAAGGTCGAGCTATTGACCAAGGGTTAATATCTCCAGGTCATTATGGAGTTCCTACGGGAGACGATAATATCCTAGACTTGGGTACAGAGATAGATATTCTACCCTTGTGTTGCCGACCGAAGGCCCTTGATTTACGAGATAGGGATGCAATAGTCACAAATTATGATCCAACCTCAGAAGCGTTTAAGTCTATTGAAGAAATGGCAAAGACGCAAGATTCAGGCTGTATGTATGGTTTGTCATTCCTAATCTTTGAACGTGGTTCCGCGAAGTTTTACGAGTTATTCTGCGGTACAAAATCTATGCGTACTGAATCTCGTAAGATTTTAGCTTTCGCCCCTCTACCCGAAGAAGGTGCGGCGCAGATTGAAAAGAATAGTGGAGTACATGTTGATCCGCATGGACCAATTCCATGTACTCTAAAAGCTAAGTATGTAACAAAGAGAAACTGGGGCTGGCATGTTCCGGTTTGTGTTCAGTGTTCGACGCCGTTCACTAATCTTCCAACCATTGAAAGAATAAATTCAGAAGTTGAGAAGTTTATGAACTTAGCTAATACTGAAATTGAGAAGGCAGAGGCTACCCCTGCCTCCAAGCGTCCGAGATAATTGTTGAAGTTTAACGGTCTGAGACAATATCTACACATTGTCTCAGACTTTGTTTTTTTCTTTAGGAGATTTTTATGTTTACTACAGGGTTAGTTACAGTGTTAGTTAGTGGTTATGTTGGTGGTTGTTTATCTCTAGTCTCTGATAAAGTAGGTGCAGGAGCATCAATAAGTGTTGCTATTGTGACGGAAGTTTTAATATGGCCTTTGGTGGCTGTATCCGTAGTGGCAAATAAAGTTACAAAGAAGAGTGAATAATATGAAAGCGTTAGTATTAAAGATTTTTGTAAGAGTTGTGTTGCCAGTCGTATCCTTTTGGGTGGGCGGGGTAGTTTTAATGGCTACCATGATCCATAGTATAACTGGAGATATTTATGCGAGAGCTAATGTAATGTATGATATTCTAGCCTGGCCCGCATTGGTTGTAGAGTATTGGTTGTCATAACGCCTTTTAGGCGGTAGCGGGGTGGAGCAGTTGGTAGCTCAACAGATTCATAATCTGTAGGTCGTAGGTTCGAGTCCTATCCCCGCCATTTTTGTAAATTACTATCTCTATAGGAACATCTTATAATGCCTAAACATCGGCGGAAGCAAATTGTTAAAAAAGAAGATACTTCTCGTATAGATGTAAGCTTTTTTAATGCAAATCAAGAATCGGCATTAAATGTTTATAAAAATAATTTAGTAACAATTCTAGCTGGTCCGGCTGGAACAGGGAAAACATTCCTTGCAGTAGCTTTCGCCTTACAAGATGTATTAGCAAGAAAAAGACGCAAGATTATCTTAACTAGACCAATTGTTGAAGCAGGAGAATCTTTAGGTTTCTTACCTGGGGATTTTGCCGAAAAGGTCAATCCTTATATGATTCCGTTATTTGATTGCTATCAATCATTATGTCCAGGGTATACTACACGTAATAAAATAATTAATGATGCAATTGAAATAGCTCCCCTTGCATACATGAGGGGAAGAACGTTTCATGATTCTGTATGCATTTTTGACGAAGCACAAAATGCAACCATGCCTCAGTTAAAATTGTTTGTTACAAGACTGGGACAAAATTCAAAAATGATTATTACTGGTGATCCACAACAATCTGACTTATCATTAAAGTCAGGTTTTGTTCGTTTTGTGGATAAACTAGTTGGTTTAGATAATATAGGAATAGTTCGTTTCTCTGATGCGGATATTGTTAGAAACCCTGTGATTGCCTCTATTTTAGAAAGATTAGAAGATGTTGAGCGATAATACTACGATAAAAGACTTACAAGTTGATTCACATAAAACCGCTTGTGAAAAAGGGTGGTGGTTTGATAATAATCGAAATTTTGGTGAACAGTTAATGTTAATGACCACTGAATTGGCAGAAGTAATGGAAGAATATAGATGCCACGGTCTAAATACTGAAGCGATGCTTCGTATTGAAAATGGAAAGCCTGAAGGAATTGCGGTTGAATTTGCTGATTTATTTATTCGAGTTGCTGATACTGTTGAGAAATATGGTATACCTTTAGGTAAAGCATTACAATTAAAGGCAGAATATAATAGAACACGACCCTTTAGGCATGGCAATAAGTTAGCATGATTCCTAGCGCGATTTTAATTATATATCCACAGTTAAATCAAAATCTTTATTTAACTGTGTGTACAGATATGTTGGGAAAGTCCCCTGCACGTAAAGCTGATACAGCAGGTCTTAAGGGTGTCCCCCACACCATTTCGCTTATTTCTGAATTCAACTCTAATCCAGAATCAGATATTTTTGATTTATTGGAATTCGGTTTTTTAGTTGCTGCCGATGAACGAGATATTTCAGAGATTTTAGAAGTTGCTTCTGGTATGCCTTTTGCATTGACAAATACCGTATTACGTGGTGTACAGGGAATCATTGTGACTGGTTCTTTACGACAATGGATTCTAGCTGTTACTAAAGGCTGTAGAAAAGATCAAACTTTAGCGGTACGTTCTTGTTTTGATAAAATTTACATGTTGTTTAGTCAAGAAGGTTTAGCAAATATTTTCCCTCATGTAAAACATGATTTACCAGATCATACTTTTTATTTGACTTATGATAAGAGACAATTATGAGAGAAAGACACTTTAGTTTTAGTGATGATGAATTAGCGTTTGATTTTAGGGATGAATTTGAGACTGATGAATTAGACCCAGATTTAGACGAAGATGAATTAGAAGAACTACTTGATGAAGAAAGTCAAATAGACGAATGAATTTTCCATTAAATACACCTGTAAATATAAAAGTTGTAACCAATACTGCTTCTGGTAGTAGGATAAAAGTACCGGCCATAATTATGGCCACTCCTGCCAGAATTGAATTCCTCAAATCTCCGTTTGCTTTAAAAGATGAAATTAAAGCTATGAGAGGTTCAAAGTGGCATGGTTTTGAAGACCCTCCTAGAAAGATTTGGTCAGTTGAAAATTGTCCTAGGAATCTTTTTCAATTACAACTTTTAATGGATGAAAATCCATTTGAATGGTTTGATCGCCCTTTGAAAAATTTTAATTATGATCGACCATTACGTAACTATCAAAAAGATTTAGCTGACGCTGGATTAACTTACCATTATCAACTTTTTGGTGCTGAAATGGGTTTAGGAAAAACCTTAGCGGCTATTGAGGTAATGGAAAAATCTGGTAAAAAGAATTGGTGGTGGGTTGGACCTAAATCAGGTCTTATTGCTGTTGAGAGGGAATTCAAGCGATGGGAAGTTAGTCCTAATCTGGAAATAGACCTTATGACATATGAAGGTCTGGTAAAACGTATAAGCATGTGGAAGCAAGGTGATAAGGCTCCTATTGGTGTAATCTTCGATGAAATAAGTAGGTGCAAATCTGCTAAGGCTCAAAGAACACAAGCTGCACAAGCCTTGGGTGACGGGATAAGAAAAGATTGGGGTCTTGAGGGTTATGTTATAGGTATGTCTGGAACACCTTCCCCAAAATCTCCTGTAGATTGGTGGGCTCCTTGTGAAATTATTTGGCCAGGATTTTTACGTGAAGGTGATGTAGATTCCTTTAAATTTAGATTAGGTATTTACAAAAAAGAGGAGGGAGCTATTGGAAACGCTTTTTGGCAGCTAGTCGATTGGCGTGATAGCGAAGAAAAGTGTAATTTTTGCGGTGAGTTAAAAGATGAAGGAATACATAAGCATTTAGTGGGTTTAACTTTAACTGGGTTAGAAACTGATTTACATGATTTTGTTCCTTGTAAGAATGAAGTTGCTTATTTAAGCGAACGACTAAAAGGTTTAGTAATTACTAAGCAAAAGAAAGATTGTTTAGACTTACCAGAAAAACAATATAGACAAGTATATTGTCAACCCACTCCAGCGACATTAAGGGTGGCCGCATCCTTAATGAAAGCTGCTCCTAACACTATAACTGGATTGACTCGATTGAGAGAATTGAGTGATGGTTTTCAATATAGAGATAAAGTCGTTGGAGAAGAGACTTGTCCAATTTGTGAAGGTAAAAAGACTACACCATATTGGGTTGACCCCCAAGATTCTGAAAGACTTTTTACAATGACGGACATGCTCGACCCTGAATATGTGGCTACTTTGATAAAGACTGACTTAACCTGTGCCTCTTGTAATGGTACTGGTTTAGTCGATAAGATTGAACGAACAGTCAAAGAAGTACCGTGCCCCAAGGAAGAGGCTTTATTGAATCTCTTAGACGAGAATGAGGAAACGGGGAGACTTGTAGTTTTTGCTGGGTTCACTGGTAGCATTGATCGTATAACCAAAGCCTGTTTAAAGCATGGTTGGGATGTGGTAAAAGTTGATGGCAGAGGTTGGTTAGTTTATAAAACTGATGGACAACATGCTGATGAAGAACCTCTTGATTATTGGGCCAATTTAAGCAAGCATCCTCGCGTTGTTTTTGTTGCCCACCCCAAATCTGGAGGTTTAAGTTTAACTTTAACTGAGTCAAGAATGGTTGTTTATTATTCAAATGATTATAACCCAGAGTCTAGATCACAATCTGAAGATCGTATCCATAGATTAGGTATGGATGAAAATAAGGGTGCCACTATTGTAGACTTATTACATCTTCCTACCGATGAAAGAATTCTTAACGTTCTGCGTGCTAATAGACGTTTAGAATTAATGTCAATGGGTGATTTTCAAAGTTGTATCGAGGATTCCTTACAGCAAGCGGAGAGCATGACATAAATTATGGCTACTCATGTTGATCCTAGTTCACCAAAACGTTCTTTGGCGAAAGCAACAAGCTGGGAAAGCATATCGACTATATTGACAGCCGGGATTTGTTATCCGTTTACAGCTAATTTATTCTCAAGTATTGAAATTGCAGGCGTTTGTTTATTTGTTAAAATTGTTTTTTTCTATATGCATGAAAGAGCGTGGCATAAGGTTAATTGGGGTAAACGATTATGATTTGGTTTACAGCCGACACTCATTTTGGTCATGCAAATATCCTCTTACATCAAACTCCTAGACTCTTGGCATTCAAGACTATTGAAAATATGGATGCCAAATTAATTGATAAGATTAATCAATATGTTCAACCCAACGATGAATTATGGATTCTAGGTGACTTTGCTTGGAAGGCTTCAAGATGTGGTCATTATCGCCAGAGACTAAGAGTTAAAAAATTACATATTGTGTACGGAAACCATGATTCTACATCATTAAGGCAACACGTATCTTCAGCTAAAGATATGGTGTATAGAAAATTTAATGGAATTAAGTTTCATCTAACTCATTATCCATTAGTCTCTTGGAGGGCTAGAGAATATGGAACTATTCATTTGTATGGTCATTGTCATGGCACAATGGAGCGTCGTTTAAATACTCTCTTCCCTGATCGTAGAGCTATGGATGTGGGTATTGATAATATGTATCAATTAACAGGCGAGTGGCGTCCTCTCTCATTTAATGAAATTTGTGATTTTCTAAGAATTTAAGGATTACTTATGTTACAGTGTTTAGCTTGTGGACAGTCATTTTCCAAAGAATTGTTTAATCCAGGCCCACAACCATTAGCGGCATTAAACTTGCCCAAGACAGAAGAAGAAGCCTTAAATGCTGTAAGGCATCCAATGAATTTCCATTCTTGTTTAATGTGTGGACATATTTGGAATACTGAATTTGAATATGCAAGGGTACCTTATTCTGGTGATTCTAATTTAATGTACAATCGTGGTTCCTTATGGAACGATCACATAAAATTTCTAATTGAGTCTTGTAAGAATAATAAGGCTTGTTGGATTGATGATCCTATTATTGATATAGGTTGTGGTGACGGATTATTTTTTAGTAAGTTATTAGAAGAGATTCCAGATGCCCAATGTATTGGATTTGAACCTGGGATTGAGAGCAACAAAATTTCTCATTTTACCTGTATCAAGGATTATTTTGTACCTGAACGAGATTTAAAGAAATATCGCCCATCGCTTCTTGTTTGTCGGCATGTTTTAGAACATCTAGAAAACCCACGTCAATTTTTATCCGAGATTTCATATTGGTGTTCTCAATATGAATTAACTCCGACCTTTTTAGCTGAAGTTCCATGCTTTGATGTAGCATTAGAAACAGGTAGAATTTCTGATTTTCTATATGAGCATGTTTCAAACTTCACTTTGAATAGTTTTAACACCTTATTCACTTCTTCAGGTTTTCAGATGTTAGAACTAGGGCGTTTGTATGATGATGAAGTTCTTGTAGGTTATTTCCAGCCGCATAATCTTGCATTAAAATATTATGAAAAGTCTACAGAGAAGTTCAGACAAACAATTAAAGAGACACTTTTAAATGTGCAGAAAACTACAGCTAATTTAAGTTCTGCTATTTATTCTGTGAATGTTTTTTGGGGCGGCACTGGTAAAAGCGCTGCCTTTTTAAATTTCTTCAAATTAGATCATGAAAATTATCCCTTGGTTGTAGACTCTGATGAAAATAAAGTAGGAAAATATGTGCCTGGAACAGGTCAATTAATTAGGTCTCCTTCATCTTTACAAGGTGTAGATATTGATACTATTGTTATTACAACACCCTGGAGAGCAAGAGATATATTCATTGAGATTCAAAAGCGTCAATTAAATTATCGGCATTTGTTGGTCTTACAGAATGGTGAATTAAATGAATATACCGGACTTTAATCTACCTTCTCTTTGGGATGCATATCGACAAAAAGATTTTAATGCAGTTGTGCAAAAAATCATGGAGATAGTGCGGCATTTTGATAGGATGTGTTATGTTGCACTTACTAGAGAAGAACATCGGTATTTTGATGATTGCATTTTTACAATTTTTGGAATATTCACTCAGCCAGATTTTCAACCTCCCCCGGAATTTGCATACATATTTGTCAATATAAATCATCTTCTGGTAAACATGGTTGCCGCTTCTAGTTTTGGTTCGGTACAACCCTTTTTAGATCGCGTTGCTTACCAAGAGAATAATTATGTTAAGATACTTTCATTATTAACTTGTCATAGTCCTTGTCATATAGATTTTGAAAAATTCTTTGAGATAAATGCTGACCTAGCTTCCTTATGGTGGTTTAATTATCAAACGGCAGCAAATGGTACCCTTTCAAAAGACGTTTATGATAGAGTTGTAACACATTTAAAATCTATACCTAAGCAATTTAAGGTGCAAGATTTACGTTCTGCGCCTCTTTATTTTCAATGCTCTTATTATTCACCTGAAACAGATCGTCTTATAAAGACAAAGATTAATAATGACTTAAGAGTCAAAACTGCAGGAATGAAGATACATAATACTCCTCGAAAAAAGAGTATTGCAATCTTTTGTGATAGATGGCAGCCCACAACGGCTGTCTATAAAAGTAGCTATCATCAAATTGAAAAATTAGCGCATAAGTATGATTTAACTTTAGTTTATTATACTAAAGATAAAAATGAACTCACAGACACAAAATTATTTAAATCAGTTAGGCGCGTTACCATATCTCCCGACTTAAGGACATTAGACTTTTCTGAAATTAAATATAATGATTTTCAATTGGCTTATTTTCCCGACATTGGCATGAATTATGAATCGGTATGTCTTTCCAATATGAAAGTCGCTCCAATAATGGTGACAGGATACGGACACCCTGTTAGTACATTTGGTTCTAGAGTCAATTATTTTATTGGTGGTTTAGATTCAGAACTTCCAGAAAAAGCTGAAGAAAATTATAGTGAACGTTTAGTTTTGATTCCAGGTATTGGTGCCCACCCTGTCTTTCCCAATTATAAGAGGAAGTTTCCAAAGACAGACAAATTCCTTATAAATTGTTGCTGGACTACACCTAAAATAAATTACCCTATGCTTGATGCATTACGACAGATTCAAAATAGAGCGTCAAGACCTGTACACTATCAGTTTTTCCCTTCTTGGACAGTCAACAGGTATCAAGCGGCCATTTCTTTTTTGGAACAAATGACGAAGTTTTTCAACGGTAATGTTACAGTGTATTTGGATACCCCCTATCAAGAGTATCTAAGTTTGTTGGAAAATGGTCAATTTTCACTTGACTCCTATCCATTTGGAGGGTATAATACAGTAGTGGACTCATTATTTGTGGGATGCCCTACCGTGACCATTGAGAAAGATAGATTCTTTAATAGGGCCTCCTCGGCTTTAATGCGGAAAGTAGGCATCACTGATTTAATTACCCACTCTATTGAGGAATATATAGAGACTACTTTAGAGTTAATAGACCATCACGATAAATTAGATAGTTTACGACAGGATTTAGCAGCGAAAGATTTAAAAACGTTATTAGTTGATACAAATGAACCTATCTATTTTGCAAAAGCTATAGACTATATCATTGAGAACCATGAGACCTTAAAAACAGGCTCGGAACCCATTATTATGGCATGAGAGTTGCGAGGATATAGATTATGCCTTATAAGAATAAAGAAGAAGCAAAAACTAAATCAGCGGAATATTATAAAAAGAATAAACAAGCAAAAACTGAATATAATGCTGAATATCGTAAAAAGAATAAGCAAAAAATAGCCGAGATTAGAGCTAAACATCGTAAAAAGAATAAGCAAAAAATAGCCGAATACAAGACTAGATATGATAGTAATAGACGAAAAAAAGACCCAATGTTTGTTTTAATAGGGAGAGTAAGAAATAGAATTAATTACTCTATTAAAAATAAATCTAATTCTTCGCAAAAATTAATTGGTTGTACTTGGGAGTTTTTACATAATTATCTTGAATCAAAGTTTTTACCTGGAATGTCTTGGGAGAATCGTAGCAAGTGGCATATAGATCATATTCGACCATTATGTAGTTTTGATTTGACCGATCCAGTGCAACAGAAAGAAGCTTGTCATTATACTAATTTGCAGCCATTGTGGGCGACAGATAATCTAAGAAAAGGTAGAAAATGTCTGACTTAAGAATTGAATCCGTTCGTATTGATGAAGTCATACCGCATCCTAATGCCGATAGGTTAGATTTGATTAGAATTGGTGCCTATACTGTTTGCGATCAGCGTGGTAAACACACGGCTGGGGATATTGTTGTCTTTTTCCCACCCGACATGTTAATTCCGCCACGTCTTGCACAACAGATAGGTGTGGATAATTACTTGAAAGATGCTATCTATCCTGGTGAAGCTTATAAAGCTAAATGCAGGGTCGGTGCAATTCGTTTACGTGGTTGCCCATCTTTTGGTTTTATTCTGAAGAACCGATGGGCTACTGAAGCCGGTCTTGATATGACTGAACGGTTTCATGGTGTAAAATTTGAACCGCCTGAGGCTGCATTCTATCGTAAAGAAGTCAATGCAAAGGGTGATCCTCGATTTCATACGTATACTGATATTCAGAATTATCGAAATTCTAAGTATACTAATGCTATTCCTGATGGTACTGAAGTTAGAATAACTGAAAAGATTCATGGCACTAATTCTCGCATTGGAATTATAGACGGTGAATTTATGTGTGGCTCGCATCAAACAGTTAAGAAGGCATTAGATCAAAACGATAAACCATCAACATACTGGGGTCCATTTAATACTATTCCTGGCTTAAAGGAAATGTTAGAAGCCTTGGCTGCAACAAAAGGTGGTAATCATAATGTTGTTGCCTTCGGTGAAATTTATGGGTCCAAGATACAATTTATGGATTACGGTGTAGTTGGTAACAATGGTTATCGGCTCTTCGATATTTCATACGATGGTGTCTACATGTCTTACGATGAAGTAGAACACTGGGCAGCATTATACAATGTTCCATTAGTGCCATTACTGTATAGAGGCCCATTTTCTGCTGATATTGTGGATAAGTTTGTAGATGGTCCTACTACAGTTATTGAAACTGATAAAGTTCATTCTACTTTTAAGGACCGAGAGGGTATTGTTATTACACCCGTTATTGAACAGTATAGCCCTGCGCTTGGTGGAAGGATGATTTTAAAGGCAGTTTCAGTGGATTATCTTGAGAAAAGAAAAACAGACAGTCATTAGGAATAACGAATGAACAAACAAACAATTTTAGATTATTTAGATAAGTATACTGGAAATGATCTATTAAATGATTTACTAGGGTACTTAAAAGGATTAGTTAGTTGCAAGCAATCATTTATGACAATTGGTAGAGATTATCATCTATTAATGTCGGAACAAGACTCTAGATTATCCGAGATTAATGCCAGATTAAAAAACTTACAAGCTGGTTGCAGTCATCCTTCGATTAATGGTTCTATTTGTGAATTTTGTGGAAAGGAAATTGTATGAAGAGGAAGTTAGACCTAAAAAAAGCTACAGAAATCAAGGCTAAATTAGCGGAGGGTGAATTATCACAATTAGAAATTGCTCAGTTGTTTAATATAAGTCGATCAGTAATTTCTGATATTGCTACCGGGCGTAGTTGGAAAGAAGCACCCGGTTTAGTACCTCCAAAGAGAGCCGGTGGTCAATTAAAACTTTCTTCAAAATACAATCCAACAGATGAACGAGTTTTAGAATTAAGTGCTGAAATAACTCACTTAAGGGACGAACGCAATGTTTTGCAACGGCAAGTAAAAGCTATGTCTAAGTCGCATGGCTTATTTAAGGCAATTACTAAAGAGATTGAAAAGGTTGTAGTTCCATTAGAACCTTTACCAAAATTACCGGTTATTAGAGGGGGAGGCAAAGAGAAAGCTATTGAAGAACATTTGGTGATGCATTTAAGTGATGGACACCATGACCAAATTGTAAAGCCTTCAGATTGCGGAGGTTTGGAACGTTACGATTTTAAGATAAGTGCCAGGCGTGCAGAACAATATGTCGATACAGTATTGAAGTGGACACAACAAACATTGGCCACCCATTTTCTATTCCCTAGTTTGACAGTGTTGGCTTATGGGGATCACACTTCAGGTGAAATACACGGGCATGTCAATCGTTCTTATTTTAAGAATATGTTTAAAAATTCTTTTGCTATAGGGGAATTACATGCTTTAATGTATCGTGATTTAGCCCCTTATTTTAAGACGGTTAATGTTGTCTATGTTGCAGGAAATCACGGTCGTCGGTCTATCAAGAAAGATTATAATGGGGCACAAGATAATTGGGATTATCTAGTGGCTAAAACAGCCGAACAACATTGCAGCGATTTAGATAATGTTAATTTTATTATCCCTGATTCGTGGTCAATTAATATTGATATTGCTGGTATAGGTTTTAGTATTTTTCATGGCGACGATATTCGTAGTGCTTTGGGAGTTCCGTGGTATGGTATGGAACGTCGTCAGAATAGATTAACGGCACTAACTTCCTTGTTAGGTGCTAATCGCGTCCGTTATGTTTGTTGTGGACACTTTCACCGACCTGCCAGTTTAGGCCAACTAGATGGTGAACTTCTTATAAATGGCCCTTGGGTTGGGACAGATGCCTTTGCTTATAATGCAATGGGGGCTTATACCGAACCCACTCAATTATTACATGGAGTTAGTAATAAGTATGGTGTTACATGGAGACTTCCGGTTAAATTAAAAACTGAAGAAGAACACCTGGGTCCACAACGTTACAAGATACCATTGATGAATGAGGTTGGGTTATGATAGATGATAGGTCTTGTGATATTAGAGACCTACCTGTCATAAGTAGTGGCAACCAATTGATATTGATGGTAGGTCTTCCTCGCTCAGGCAAGTCAAGTTGGGCAAATCAACAAGGTATTCCTATTGTTGATTTAGACGCCATTCGTTTAGCTAAAACTGGACAAAGATGGTGGGGTCCAATTGAACACGAAATTTCTGCAACAGCTAGAACAATGGTTAGAGCGTTGTTCGTTGCTGGGCATAAAACAGTTATATTAGATTCTTGTAATTTATTGTATGAACAGCGTGAATATTTTAAATGTTCACCTGATATTGTATGGGATAGGTTGGCTAAAATTATTGATACCCCAGCATCAGTTTGTAAAGATAGGGCAGCAACAACTTATCCCGATTTAGTTCCTGTAATTGATTGGTTTGACACGAATAAGCAAGCAATTGCTGAAAGCGAACAAATCAAAATTTTAGCTTAAAAAGCTGGAGGTTAGAATGTCTGAAATAATTATGTCATCTTTTGCAAAAAATATATTAGATAGAACTTATTCGCATTTTTTGGAAGAAGAAGGAAGATTAGAGAATTGGGATGAAATAGCTTCAAGAGTGACTAAGAATGTTATGAAAGCTGTTGGAGTCAATATGCGACAACGACTAGCTCAGGATATTTATCAGGCTATTGTCGATAGAAAATTTATACCTGGCGGTCGATATCTATATGCTTCAGGGAATTTATTTCACCAAACTAATAATTGTTTGCTGACTAAGGTATATGATAGTAGAGAGGGTTGGGCAGAGTTATTAAACAAAGCGAGTTTAGGTTTAATGTCCGGTGCAGGATTAGGTACTAATTATTCGGATATACGTTGTGAGGGTTCTCCTATTCGTAAAACTGGTGGTATAGCTACTGGCCCCATTTCTTTAATGCAAATTGTTAATGAATGTGGTAGAGGCATAATGCAAGGTGGGAATCGTCGTTCAGCCATTTGGGCTGGATTAAATTGGAAACATTCTGATATTCATAAGTTTATTCGTATTAAAAATTGGTCTCAAGAAATTAGAGATTTAAAAGCTAAAGATTTTAGTTTCCCAGCAACTTTAGATTACACTAATATTAGTGTAGGTCTTGATGATGAATTTTTTGAAGCTTATCACGATGACGAACATGCGAATCATTCGTTGGCTAATGGAGTTTATTGGGCAGTTATTGAACAAATGTTACAGACTGGAGAACCCGGTTTCACTGTAGATGTTGGTAAGAATGCAGGGGAGATTCTTCGGAATGCATGTGGAGAAGTAGCCAGTAGAGATACTGACGATATTTGTAATTTAGGGTCTTTGAATCTTTCACGAATTGAATCTCTCGAAGAATTTAAGAAACTCATTGATATAGGCACAGCTTTTCTATTGGCTGGGTCTGTATATTCTGATGTTCCTTATAGTGATGTAGATCAAATACGCAGTAAAAATAGACGGTTGGGTTTAGGTTTAATGGGAGTTCATGAGTGGTTGCTAAAACGCGGCAAGTGCTATGCTCCTGATGAAGAGTTGGGAACATGGTTAAATGCTTATACAAAATCTGGTCGTTATGCCAATAAATGGGCTGACGAATGGAATCTGAGTCACCCCAAAAAGACTAGGGCAATTGCACCAAATGGAACCACTGGAATTGTTGCAGAAACAACAGGAGGGATTGAACCTATTTTTTGTGTCGCTTATAAAAGACGGTATCTAAAAGGAAATCAATATTACTATCAATATGTAATTGACCCTTGTGCTAAGAGATTAATAGATTCTGGTATTGATCCTTCTAAGATAGAAGATGCGTATACATTAGCTAGGGATGTTGAGAGACGAATTGCATTCCAAGCATGGGTACAGGAATATGTGGATCATTGTATTAGTAGCACAATCAACCTTCCTGAATACGGCAGCGAATTAAATAATCGTGATTTAATCCGACCATTTGGCTCGATGTTAATGAGATACTTGCCTTCTCTGAGGGGAATAACTTGTTATCCAGAAGGTAGTAGGTCAGGTCAACCACTAACACCTGTCCCTTATACAGAGGCGATAAATCATGAAGGTGCTGAAATTTTAGAAGAGAGTATGAATGTGTGCAGTTTAAAGGGAGGCAGTTGTGGAGACTAAAAATCAACATTTTTTACAACTAGTGTCTGTTATTCGTTTTGAAGATTATCTACGAAAAGCATATAAATTAGCTTCTGAGCAGAGTACAGATAGAGTAACCAATGTAGGGGCTTTAATTATACACCCCTATACTGGAGACATACTTACTCAAGGTGTTAATGCTTTTACAGATAAAAATCAATATAAGAATGAATCAAATCATTTAAGACCTAGGAAATATAAAGTTACTGAACATGCTGAACGTGCTGCCATTTTTAGTGCTGCTAGATATGGTATTGCTACGGCAGGAATGTATATGGTGTGCCCCTGGGCAAGCTGTCCAGATTGTGCTAGAGCGATTGTAAAATCGGGTATCTCGAAGTTAATTGGACACAAGCAAGCCTTAGATCGTACCCCAGAAAGATGGAAGGATGACGTAGCCCTGGGGCTAGAAATATTGGCAGGTGGTGGAGTGGAGTATCTTCCTTATGATGGGA